CCTATTCCGGTGATTTTTGCCCACGAGTGGGACAACCTGGCCTTTCACGTATAGGCCCTCTTCGACCTCTTTCGCTTCGAGCACCTGCTCGATGTGCGCGTCCAGGTTGTCCCACTCGTGGGCAAATATCACCGGAATAGGGCGCCCCTTCGCTTTCCACGCTGCCAGAGACCGCAGGAACGCCCCTGGAATAATCTTATCGTTGATCCGGTCCACGTTATTGAACACCGCCACGATAGCCTCAAAAATGCCCTGCTCTATATCGAGAGCCTTGAAATTCTTAATCTGAAAATTCTTATGATTCATCTCCCACCTCACCTCTTTGGATTGCGGCAGCCACGCTGCCGCCTTCTATTCCATCGCCCCAAAAGCCAACCAATTATCCCGCGCCTCCGCCTAAAGCGTCCCCGCAGGGGGACGCCCAGCCCCTGGCTCATCAGGCGCGATTTCAATCGCCCCAATCCGTGCCATCCCGCGCATCCGCTGTTCTCTGTTCTCACTCTGTTCTCACTCTGTTCTCACGCAAACACACATGAACATTTGCAGTTCGCGTTATTTTCAGCGCCGCCGGACGGATCGCCCGGCCACGCCATGCCGTTAGAAAACAAATCACCAATCCCGACCGTCTCCCCGTCCATCGCCGCGTGCGCGTCGCGCGGGTTCGCGCTGTTTACCTGCCATGTCTTCGTCCGCAGGCCTCCCTGTCGCGCCGCCTGCGTGGCCCCGTAGACTGAGGCCGTCGTCGTTTTTGCCGTCGCGATCTCCGCCGCTCTCACCGTGATCGCGATAGAGAAGACGTTCTTGACTGCCTCCAACCGGTCCGCCTCGCCCCACACCGCCGCCATCTGTTTTAGCGTCGTATGGTTGATATTTTCCGCCGCGATCCGGCTGTTTTCTGCCAGAAAATCATCGAAGCCGTCCTCATCGAACTCGCTTTCGAGCTGCGCCGCCACGTAGCGCGCCCAGGCCGTTGCCGTCGCGGCGTTCAATCCAAAAATATCCGCTGCCAGTTCTCGATTCCACCGGGCCGCGTCCCATACGTCATCAGCCCGCTCCGCCTGGTTCACCTTCCCCACCACCGCATTCCTCTGCCGCTCGAACGTCCTGGCCAGCATCCCCCGCCACCGGCCTTCATATCGCTCCCGCAGCGCCGGCAGCGTCGGATCGATCTTCCCCCGCGCCGCTTTGCTCTCCGGAAGCTCCAATCCGTTCCCTCCTGCCAATCCGCTGTTCTTCCCCGCATCGCGTGGGCTTGCCTGTCCACCCACCAGTACATTGAGCGGCGTCACCAGCGCATCCGCCCCATCGTCATCCATGCGCGGCAGATTCAGTCTCGCCCGCGCCTCGTTAGCCGTCATCCAGGGGCGGCCTACCGCCGATTGCAGTGATTTCGTCTGCTCCGAAAAATCACCGGCCAATTTCTCAGCCAGATTGAATTCTACGTAAATGTCGCCCGCGTCGGCGAAGTCCGGCAATAATTGCAGTCCGATCTCCTCTTCGATCATCTTCAGCCACGGGCTGAGGCAGTCTTGATATAGGTTCTGGTGCTGCTCCGAAATGTTGCTAAAAGTGGCATGGTCTAATATCCCTACCATCGGTAAAGGGATATGATAGGCCCGCGCGCATTCCTCCCGCGTCAATTTCCGCCCGCTCAGGTACTCGCTTTCCTGCGCGTTGAAGCTCACCTGCTTCCACTTCATGTCTTCTTCCAGCACCGCGGTTTTGCCGCTGTTATTCGTCCCTGCGTAGAGAGATTCCCATTCCGCCTTGAACCGCTCCCGCGCATCAGGGCTCCAGCCCGGGGCCGCCGCTGGTCGCTCGATCAGCCCCGACATCCGCGCTGAATTTCGCCAGAAATTCTCGCGGTAATCACCCATCGCGTGTTCCTCCGCCAGAACCCGCCGCAGCGTTTCCAGCGGCGATAACCCCACCGTCGCATTCGATGGGTTATAGCCTCGGAAATGTATCACGTCCTCGGCTGGAGGTTTCAGCGTTTGCCCGTTCAGATTGATTTCATATCCCCGCGGCGTCAGCCCCCCAGAAACCGTCACCATATCAGGCGGCACACGCAGCAGCGCCGACACCGCGCCGTCCGTCCTGAACTTCAGCCAATACGCATTGAAATAAATGCCCAGGTCGCCCATCAGCGACTCGATCAGCCGGTATCGCGTCGTCCAGGGGTTCGGCTTGCCCAACAACGCCGCCAGTGGATGGTCAGTCAACCGCACCCGGTCCGTATCATCCACCCGGCGAAAAACGTGCAACCCCAACTGCGCCACGTTCCGGGACAGGAAATCCACGCACGTCCGCACATTCGGTTGCTGCTCGTACAACTGGGCATAACTCCGATAAATCGAGTCATACAGCGATACCGTCCGCCATGAATAATAGGGATACGTCGAATCCCCCGACTCGTTCACAAAACTTGTCAAACTCTTCTGCAATATTCTCTTGAGAGCATTTAACATCAGCCCGCCCTCTCATTCATCATATTGTCACACCCAAATCCACGCGCCCGCGTGGGACGAACCAACCGTTTGGCCCGACTCCAGGTCTCCGAAAACCAAATCCCCGCGCCCGCGTGGGACGAACGTACAAAAAACCGTCTTTTGGGGCGGTTTTTTGGCCAAATCCCCGCGCCCGCGGGGACGAACCCTTCCGGGTTCCATCCTGGACCTATAACGGCATTCATGCCGCCCGCCCGGTTCCTGCTTCATTGAGGAGCACTGCCGCTGTTTCTGGCTGTAACCTCTCCTCTCCACAGGCTGTCACCGCTAGTTTAGCGGCCATATTTCTCAAATTAATCGCCGCGTTCAAATCACGGTCGATCTCGAACCCGCATTCAGGACATCTGAATATCCTCTCCGACAACTTCAGTTCATCGCGAATAGACCCGCAATGAGAGCACGTCTTACTGGATGGATACCACCTATCCGCCACGACGACCTCAGAACCGCGCCACCGCGCCTTATAATCGATCTGCCTCCGCAGCTCGCCGAAATTCACATTCGCGATAGCTCGCGCCAGATTGTGATTTTTCATCATCCCTTTCACGTTCAAATCTTCGATCCCGATCACCCTCGACTTGGTTTTCGCCGTCAGATAATCCGAGATATCGTGCGTCATCTGTCGTCTCACATTGGCAATCCTAGCGCCGATTCTGGCTATTCTTCGTCGCGTCTTCTCCCTATTTTTTCCTCCCATCCTCTGTCTGGACAGCTTGCGGCTCAATCTGATCACCGTTCTATCCAACCCGTATAACTCTTCTGGTGGATTGAACCGCTTGCCGTTCGAGCACACCACCAAATCCTTGACCCCAAAATCGACGCCTATGACTGGCCCGGTGTTCTGTTGCTCATCGATCTCCATCTCGCATTGCACGCTTACGAACCATCGCCCTGTCCGCTCCGAAATTGTGACCGATAGCAACTTGATCCCCTCAGTGGGCAAATAGCCGCGCTCCTTCAGCCTCACCCAGCCGATGCGTGGCAATTTTATCCTGTCCTCATCGATAGATATTGATCCCCTCATCCTGAACGAACCAATTCCATTTTTCCGGCTCTTGAATTTTGGATAGCCTGGTTTTTTATCCCCGTTTTTCTGCCGCCTATAGAAATTCTTGTAGGCTGCCTCCAAATTACTAAACGCCTCCTGGATGATCACATAAGCCACTTCCCGTATCCATGGGAAGTGTTCATCCTTCAGGGCATTGAAACGCCTCTTCTGCTCATAGATGTTCGTCTTCTCACCACGGGCATATCGTTCCTCGTGGTCAGCCAGGCCCCAGTTATAGACGAACCTGGCCACCCCAGCGCATTTGACGAATAACGTCCGCTGCTTATTATTTGGATCAAGTTCGGTCTTATACGCCCGCTGTATTACAATCACTATTCCATCCTCTATGGCCTGCGCAATCCACGCTTGCGCCCTTAATCCGTGCCATCCCGCGCATCCGCTGTTCTACACCGTAAACAGCCCGTGATCTTCATATACGCTGCGGCTGGGCTTATCATTCCGCATCGCCCGGTCCAACGCCATCACCAGCGCCACGATACCATCGATCTTCCCCTGGCTCGCCGCCTTGTCCGGCTTCAAATTCCCCGCCGGGTCCATCTTCACCGCTACGTTATCTGCCATCCACCGCAGCACCGGATTCCCCCCATGGTGCAGCTTTTTCGCAATCAGCCGCCGCTCGAAATCCTTCATCGGTGCCGCCATGCTCAAAAACCCCTGCCCCATCCCGAACACCTCCAGGCCCTCGTCCGCCAGTTCCTGCGAAAGCTGGTACGCCTGGAAAAGCCGGTCCACGTTGAGGCTCACCACCTTGAACCGCGGCGCGTCCTCCATAATCTGCTTCTTAATGAACTGATAATCGATAGCGTCCCCCGGCGTCGTCTGCAAAAAGCCCTGCTGCGCCCACGCCTGGTAATTCGCCATGTATTTGTTCGTCTCATCGTAGAGCTTCGCCTCCGGCGTCCAGAACCGCGCCACGATAGACACCTCGTCTGCATCGTTAGGCCACGGGAACACCATCACCCACGCCGTAATATCCTGCACGCTGGAGAGGTCCAGCCCGCCGAAACACGTCAACCCCTCTAGCAGCTTCTCCTCCACGACGTGAGCATTCTCATCCCACAGCGACAGGTCGATCCACCGGTCCGTCTGCTGCGTCCATTCATCCAGATGCAAGCGTTTGAACGCATTCTGTTGCGCTGGTAGCTTCGCCGCTCTATCGGCCTTGCGCTGCAAATCGTCCGGCTTCACCGTCACCATGAAATTCGGATTCGCCTTCGCCCAATTTCGCGGATCCTTCCAGTCGTCTCCCTCGTCCAAACATGCGATAAACCCGAACCACGTATCATCCTGGATCGTCCCTTCCAGCACCTTCCGCGTATAATCATGGTGCTCGTAGCACACCGACGCCTGATCGCTCCCCGCCGTCGTAATCTCGAACATCAGCGGCTGCCGCCTGGCTGCCGTCGCCGTGTCCAGCACGTCCACCACCTGCCGCGTCTTATGCGCGTGCAGCTCGTCGATCATCGCCCCGTGGACGTTCAGCCCGTCCATGTTGTCCGCATCCGCGCCCAACGGCTGGTATTTCGACGCCGTTGCCTCGATGCTCAGCGTATCACTCGCCCGCCAATGATGCACCATATTCGACAGCGCTGGCGAGGCGTGTACCATCCGCACTGCCTCAGACCAGGTAATTTTCGCCTGATCGCGTTTCGTCGCCGCGCTATAGACCTCCGCGCCGCTCTCCCCGTCCGCCACCAGCAGGTACAACGCCACCCCCGCCGCTAAACTCGACTTCCCGTTCTTTCGTGGCACTTCGATATAGGCCGTCCGAAAACGCCTTAACCCATCCGGTCGTTTCCAACCAAAAATGCACCACAGCAAAAACTGCTGCCACGGCTCCAGTGTGAACGGCTTCCCTGCCCATTCCCCTTTCGAGTGCTTCAGGAAGCCGAAAAAATCAATCGCATGTTGCGCCGCCTGCCGGTCGAATCGGAGACCCCGCGCCTGGCCCATCTCCATATCCGCTTGCTGGCGTTCCACCGCCGCCCGGATCAATTGCCCCGCCAGAATCGACCCATCCAGCACCCCATGCACATACTCCGCCACTGGATGCTTACCCATCACTCATCCTCACCAGCGCCATCTGTCCCCGTCTTCCGCGCCTTCGCTAGAAACTCCGCGAACGGATCGGCCTCGTGCACCTGCGGAGCCGCCAATTTCGCCCGGTCGCTCGGAGACAGCCCAAACCGCGCCGAAAGCTGCATCAACTTTTCCACCATCTTCACCGAATGGCTCAACGCCGGTCGCGGCCCCTGGTATCCCTTCTCCGTCTCGTAATACAATCCGTGCTCCTGGACATCCTTCATACAGGCCACGTACTCAGCCACGCACTCACAATATGCCGCCAGCAGCGCCCGGTCAGGTTTAGCCAGCAATCCCATCGCCTGCAACTCCCGGACAATGTACCGCCACTCCCTCCGCGCGTCTTTCGCCAACCACCGCGGCATACTCGGCGCGCCCATCCTCGGCGTCGGCTCACCAACGGGCAGCCGTCGCTTTCCCGGATTCCCCTGGATCACATTAAGCCTCGTCGGCTTTGGTGGTCTTCCCGCCATCCTACCCCTATCCACATTTTGCGGTTACACGAGCGCGAT